CGTAGCCCGCCGCTGCGATCTGGTCTGCGATCTGCAAAAGAAGCGTGGTCTTTCCTAAGCTGCTAATAGCGCCCATAATATACAGACCATTGTATAAGCCGCCGTCCAGCTCTTTGTCTAGCTCACTAAAGCCTGTAGGAACGTAAGAAGTATTAACAAGGTCATTTATACCACCTACAAAGCCTTTTAAGCGCTCTGCGCCGTTATTGGCTTTATGCGCTTCCATTAAGGCGGCTCTTTCTGCGTTCGCTATTCGCTCTGCTTCCCCTACGTTAGCGGCTATATCCTTGCTTAACAGGGCTTTACTACCTCTTAAAAAGTCGTTAGCGTCTTTTATATACTCTTTATTTGGGTAAGCGTTTACAGAATAGCTAGCGATCATAAAAGGAACGCCCAGGGCTGCGAGTTCCGCTGCGGCTCTCTCTGTGGCTTCTCTGCCGGCTTTGTCTTCGTCAAAGCTTAGCATAAGTATGCAATTAGGCTTTTGCTTCTCTACGGCTTCTATAAGCTTCCTATGCCCCGTACCACCTAAGGCAACTGCATTGCAAGCCCCGCCGCCCGCTGCTATTAGGCTTATAGCGTCTATAGGGCTTTCGCATACAAAACAAGGTTTGCCGCCGTTATACAATGCTGCTTTGTTGTAAATAGGTTCTACGCCTGCGTCGTCGCTCTTAGGCTTTCTAAACGTCTTGCCCTCTGTACTGCGGGTAAGATAATAGCTGCCGTCTCTGTCGTAGGGTATTACTATAACGCCTTTGCTTTCATCGTAGCCCAGGCTAAAGCGTGCTACAACGTCTTCACTAAAGCCCCTGCGTGTAAAGTAGTCTGTTTTGCCCGCCGCTGCTTTGCAGCGTTCTATATAGTCTTTGTATCTTCCCTTTACAGGCTGCTTTTCTTCTTTTTCTTCCGCTTCTTCTGCAAAGTCTTTTCTAGCGTCCTGTCTTGCCGGTGCTATATCCAGGTCTATTCCTGTTACCTCTGCCGCCCGCTTCACCTGGTCTTTAAAGTCGTCTAGCCCCTCATAGCTGCCTATTAAAGTAAATATGTCGCCGCCCTGGTTGCAGCTAAAGCACTTCCAGGCTTTACCGTCTTTAGTTATGCTTAAGGCGCCGTCGTGCGATCTGCCGCCCCTGCTGCCGCTTCCGCATAGCGGGCACTTATACATATTATGCCCCGCCCTGCGGTCTGGCTGCGTGATCTGTAGCACGTAGGAAGTAAGACCTTGCTTTAACTGCTCTATTTTGTAGTCGTCGATCATGGTATAAAGCCCCCTAATTTTTTTGTTGATTTTATATGCAGCGTGCGGCGGCTGTAAAGCCCGCCGCTAAGCCGTTACTATAGTACTGTAGTACTATAGTATTGAGGCAAGGCAAGGACCCTAAAAAGCTTATAAATAAGGCATTTTTCGCTATAGCGCCTACACACTATAATGTAAATTTCACACACCTTAATGTAATTTTCTACACACTATAATGTAATTTTCTACACACTATAATGTAATTTTCAATTTTCATTAGTAAACTGTGTAAACATTGTAAACGCAGTAAACACATAATTAAGCCTGCTCTTTTTCTTCTACTTTGCCGTCGTGCGGGAAGTAGAAGCAAAGGTCTTTTAAGTTCTTTACTGTAGGTATAAAAGCGGGGTCTTTAGGGTTAAGCTCTGTAAGCAGTACGCCATTACTGTTTTTTTCGACGCTTACACGCAGATTCTTATACCGCTGCGCTAAGCTTGTTTTAGTCTGCATAAGTTCCCAGGTTTTAGTAAATACTCTCTTAAGAAGCTGCGCCTTATGCTGCGGGTCACTCTCTAAGCGCTCTGCAAATTGTACGTTGCGCTCTATAAGAGTACTAGCTTTTAAATTAGGAAGATTGCCGCCCGATTGCTCTATAAGAGTAACTAGAAGCACTACATTTTCTGCCGCTGCCTTGTTCCGTTCCTTAGCTATGCTGCTGTCGATCATAAAAGACTGGTGCGGCTTGGTTAATGGTAAGCCATTAGCTTTAAGTTTTGGCTTTCCGCCCTGGCTGCGCCTTATAGCTAGCTTGTATATAGTGCTTATAACGTAGTTCATGTAAGGGCTGCTAAAAGCTATGATGTTTTTATTTTCGTCGTAGTATTCAAAGTTTAATACTTGGTAATAGCTCTCTGTAGGTCTGTTGTTCCTGGTTCCCTTTACTACGCCCATAACATTATGAAAGCTTTGTACTTTTGCTATAGCTGCGTTTACTTCGTTCTCGTTAGGGTCGTTGCGCCCTGTAAGAATAGAAGCGCTTACCGGTACTACGTCAAGTAATGCCTTGTAGTTGCTTAATTGAAACTGATTAAAGAGTATTGAGTAATAGAAGCGCAAAGCCATAAGGTCAAGTTCTTTTATTCCCTCTTTTGTACGTAAGTCTCGTAGCTCTGCTTCGCTTACCTCTTGCATACGTGCGCCGTCAAAGTAAAGCTTGCCGTCTTTAAAGCGTAAGCCGTCCATACTTCTAAGCGGCTGCAAGTAAGACCCGCCCTCTTTATGTAAGCTCATGCTGTACTGATACCCTTTTAAGGTAGGAATTATAAGGTTTGCGGGCATTTCAGTTATAGCGCCGGCTTTCTCTGCCTTTGCCTTAGTCCTATACTTATTATGCTTTTCGTAAATGTGCAAAGCATTGCCAAAGCCTATAACGTCTAGTATGTCGTCTAGCTCTGGCTCTTTGCTCTTAAGAAGCGCCTTTACTCGTTCGTCTTTGCGGCTTAGGTTGATCTCTTCCAGGTCTTTGTTAGTAATGCTGTTTAAAAGGGCTTTACGCTCTTCTGGGTCGTAAAGCGCTTGCACTGTGTCTCTGTGGCTGTTTATAAACATCATACTTACAAGCTGTATAACAGTCTCTTCGTAAGCTGTTTTAGGCTGCCCCTCTTCGGGTCTGTGTTCTGCCAGGTAATTAAGTATGTAATGCTCTTCTTTTGTAAGTCCTAGCTCTTCGTCTTGCTGATATAAAATATCTATAAAAGGCTTTGCACCCTCTACGCCTTTAAATAAAGCGGCTCTTTGCTCGTCTGTCGCTTCCTGGTCTTCGTCTATGATCTGCTTAATGGCTTTGTAGAAGTCTTCAAAGCTTGCCATAGTTCCCGCTGCCCCCTTTTATAAATTCCTGTAGGTTGCTTTCTGCTATGTGGTATCTAGTGCCTACTTTCTGGGCTTTTATCTTACCCGCCTTTATATAGGTGCGCACTGTAACAGGCGTGATCTTAAGCAGCTCTGCTGCTTCCTGTACGTTGTAAGCTTTCTCGTTCCCTATTTTTAGCATATTGTACTTACCCCCTCTTACGGTCTAAAATCTCTTTACCCTGCTTATTAAGGCGTTTTTCTTCACGTTCTAGGGCTTCGTTTATAAGCTTGTTTACCGCTTCTTTCATGCTTAAGCGCTCTGTATAGGCGTAGTTTTTAAGCTTCTCTACCAGGTCTACCCGCATAATAAAGGTAGCTCTTGTATATTCTTCTGGTAAGCCCTCTTGCACGCTATTACCTCTTACAAGGTTATCTTTCTGCGGTCTGCCCCTCTTCTTACTGATCTGGGCGGGCGTTGTGTCCTGGTCTTGTAAGCCCTGTGAAAAAAGCGGGTTGTTTTCTAAGTTGTAAGCCATTGTTTAGCCCTCTCTCTCTATAATCTCTTTTGCTACGGCTTTGTAAGCGTCTGCGCCTGCGCTTTTCGGGGCATATTCGAAAATATCTTTGCCATAGGTAGGCGCTTCGGCTATCTTGCTATTATTCTTTATTATCGTGCTAAAGGTTTCGCCGGTAAATCTGCTCTTAATAGCTTCTATAATACCTTTGTCCATGCTGCGGCGGCTGTCGTACATGGTAATAAGTACGCCGCCTATAGTTAAGCTTTTGTTTAATCTCTTCTTTACAAGCTCTATAGTTGGTAATAGCTGCGCCATGCCGTCAAGCGGCATATACTGGGCTGCTACTGGTATTATGACCTTATTAGAAGCTGTTAAAGCCATTAGCGTTAATATGTTAAGGCTTGGGCTACAATCTATTAAAACGTAGTCGTAAGGCTTTTCTAAGCTGTCTAAGGCTTTCTTAAGCAGCATATCTCGCCCAGTAACGCTAATTAGTTCTATCTCTGCCCCACTCATGCGTATGTCTGTAGGTAATACGTCGTAAGGGGCTACACCTCGCTTAGTTATAATAGCCTGGTTAATATCTGCGTCGCCCTTTATTACTTCGTAAGTAGTCGGGGCTTTGTCCAGTGATCTAAAGCCCGCACACTTAGTAAGGCTGCCTTGCGGGTCTAGGTCTACTAGCAGTACGCTTTTACCCTCAATAGCTAAGGCTGCGCCTACGTTTAGGGCGCTAGTAGTTTTAGCTACGCCGCCTTTTTGGTTGACAAAAGCCAATACTTGCATTGTTTTTACCTCTCTTTGTGTGGTATATTATAGGGTAAGGCTTAGGCTTTTAGGGTTGTAAAGTTACTTCGTCGTTGCTGCGCTTCCCTGGTCTAAGTCTTTTTGAATTTCTATTGCCTTAAGCTTGTCATTAACTGCCCATAAGCGATCACGTACTATAGCAAGCGTAGCAAAAATAATACGGTGGCTAGTTCCCAGATTATAGATTTCGCTTTTTGTTAAATCGCCGTTTTTGTCAAGCTTATAACTTTCGATAAGAAGCTGTAGAAGTTCCGGTAAATGCTCTAATTCTACGGTAGCGTCTTCTACTTCTAAAAATAATTCTGTTGCTGTTTTTTCCTTGCGTGCTTGTGCCATTTTTGTTAATCCTTTCTTTTCTATATTTGCACGCCTAAGCCTTGCCCTTGCGGTAAACATAATTTTATGTTTACTATATAAAAGCATATATGTTATTAAGTACTTTGTCAATGTTTATTTGGTTTATCGTGAAAACATAGTAAACAAAAAAATAAGAGCTAGCCGTAAAAGCTAGCCCCTGCGTGATCTGCTGCGCCCTTAGTCGCTTGGCTGCCATCCGTAAGGCTTTATAGCGTCTTCCTTAGGTATGCTGCCCCTGGGTGCGTCTTTTGCATATACAAATATATCTGTGTCGTAGTCGTCTTTCGTGTCTACTCTTGTTACCTCGTACCATTTATTACGGTATAAAATAAGGTCGTAAAGCTCTACCTCTGTACGCAGATTGAATACAAACATATAGCTTACGTCTTCGCCGTAGCTCTTAGCCTCAAATACGGTTGTTTGGCTCAGCTGCGACGCATACGCCCATATAGCGGCGGGCGTTCTGGGTACATAGTAAGACTTAGACATATAACCATTTGTATTGACACTTACGCTATTAAAGATAAGCGCCTTTTTATCTTTTTTATAGTACTGATTCTTCATATATAAAGCCCTCTCTATATTGCTTCCAGGTATTCATTATAGTGATCTAATAGCCCTACATAAGCGTCTAGCAGGCTTGCTAAGCCGTCTATGCGGTATTTAGGCTTTGTAGCCTTAATAGGCTGTATATTGCCGTTTACGTCCGTTTTTACGCCTGTGTTAGTGATACACCAAAGCAAAAGCGGGTTAGCGTTATAGTTTACCTTTTTAGCCGCTAAGTCTGCGCCTAGCTGCTGCATAGGTAGGCTAAGCGTCTTACACCCCTGGTAACACTTAACCATGTTAAAGCCATTGCTCTGCATTTCCTGCACCCAGTACGCAGCACTGTAAGGGTCATAGTATATCCAGGCGGGCGTAACGTCGTATTTTTCTACCATTTCTATAAACCAGGCTGTAACGTCGCTGTAGTTTATGCTGTTGCCGTCGCATAACCTTAGTAAGCCGGCTTCTAGCCATTTGTCATAAGGTATTTTTTCTTCATGCACTCTTTGCTCAAAATTATCTTTCGGCAAAAAGTACATCTGCGTTACATAGCGCTTTTCTGATCTGTCCATGAATAGAAGCGTTGCGGCTGTAAGGTCGCCTGTTCTGCTTAAATCTGCGCCGCCTATGCAGTAATAGCCTTTAAACGCTTCTAAGTTGAAAGTCTCTGCGTTTTTAGCGTCGTCAAAGGTTATCCAGGTACTAGCGACGGTTTGTATAACATTAAAGTCCTTTACTAATATGCCTGTTAAGTCTCTAGGGCTTTGTTTAGCTCTCTCTACCTTGCCTATAAGGTCGTCTAGCTTTTTTATCGTGTTAAGCCCTGGGTTTGCCTTTTCCCACTTCATAGGCTCTAACCATTCTTCTTTATGGTCTAGCTCGTATATGATCGGTAAAAAGTGCGGGTCTTCTATAGTGCCATCGCAGACGCTACAAGCATATTTATACATATCGTCGAAGATACACTCTCTTATAGTGCCTGCCGTCGTTATCATCACTAATAGCGGCTGCCTGCGGGCGCTCTGGCTCTGCTTCATAACTTCATATAAGTTACGGTCTTTAATGCTGTGCAGCTCGTCAATAATTACAAGGTGACTGTTTAAGCCGTCTAGTGTGTCGCTGTTCTTTCCCAAAGGTTGAAACTTACTAAAGGTAAGGCTAAAGTATAAGTCGCTCTTGCGCTTGCGTACTACTTCTAAAAGGTCGGGGCTTTGTCTTACCATATTGTAAGTCTCTTCGTATATTATTTTAGCCTGGTCTTTCTTACTGGCTACGCTATAGACTTCTGCGCCGGCTTCATTGTCTGCGATAAGCATATATAGGGCTAAGCCGCTTAGCATAACGCTTTTACCGTTCTTGCGGGCTACATAGAATAAAGTTTCCCTATATTTCCTGTAGCCGGTCTTCTGATCTACAAAGCCAAAGAGTGCGCTTATAAAAGCCTTTTGGAATAGTTCCAGGCGTAAAGGCTGCCCCGCCCATTCACCTTTAGAGTGCTTACAAAATCGCTCTATAAATCTTATAGGCTTTTCGGCTTTTTTCTGATCGAAAATATAGCCATCTTTAGGGTTGTTAATGTCGTCTACAAGCTTTTCATATTGCCGCCTGGTGCGCTTGCTTACGATACACTTACCCGCCCTTATAGCGTTTAGGTACTGCGTCACGTAGTCCATGATAGGTTAATCCTCTTCTTTTATGAAGTCATATACAGCGTTGCTCTTCTCTGCTTCCTGGGTTTTGCCTATAAGGTCTGTAAGCTGCCTATACATGACGCTATAGCGCTGTACAGTAGTGTTATATGCCTTTAATGCGGGGCTTTCTCGTATAAAGTTCTGCTTGCCCTGGGTAAACTCTTCTACTACGCCGCCCGCTATGATCTGCGCCTTAAGGGTCTGTAATGTCGCTTCTATAAAAGCAAGCTCTTCTATAAGCTTTCTTCCTATATAGCGCTTGTCTTCCGGTATCTTCTTTAATATCTCTCTATATTCTTTCTTCATAGCCATAAAAAAGCCCTCTTATTGTGTTTACTGGGCTTACTGGGTTTACATTGTAAGCCCCCTCTATGAAAAATCTCTTAGCGGGGTTTATTTGAGTACCCCCGCCGTTCCAGGAGGAAAGACCAAAGAAGCGCACCCCCCTACCCCTGCCGCAAAGCGTAAGCACCTTTAAGAATTATTTTTTTCATAAATCGGCTTAAGCTTATCAATCATAGCGTCTATAGCTGCCCGCTGTAGTATAAAAGTCTTAGCGCCCTGGCTTTCCTTAACGCCTGCTATAGTTCCGTCGCTATTAAAGATTGTTACGTTGTGCCGCCGTCCGTGTTCTGCGTTGTGGCACTCTAAGCATAGGGCTTCCAGGTTATCAAAGCTTAGCGCTACGTTAGGGTCGCTTACGTTGCTGCCGTTTAGCCATGTCTTGTGGTGACATATCTGCGCCGGCTTGCCGCAACGCTCACAAATATAAAACTTGCTAGCCATGTAAGCAGCACTTACCCTGCGCCATTCTTTAGACTTATAAAAAGCTGTATTGTCGTAGTTGATTCCCATATTCGTTAGCCCTCAAGTCAATTCCCCTTAGCCCTTAAGCTAATAGTCTTAAGCAGGGTGTTAATAGTTCTTGTTAAGCTCTGATCGTCTGCGTGATCTGCGTAATACCATTGTGTAAGCAAAAAGCCGCTTACTACTTGTACTAAAGGCTCGCCGTCTTGTAAATCAATAGCAAGCCCTGTAGCAGTTTCAATATATACAGGTAACGCAGCTAAAAGGCTTTCTATAAGGTCGTCGTTAGTTCCCTGGTCAACGTGTAACACGTTGCACGCTTCCGCTAATAGCATAAGTTTATATACCTCTACTTTCTAAAAAGGTAAGGGGCATAGGGGCTAAGCTGCGCCCTATGCCCCGCCTAAAGGTTAATAGCACTTAAAGCATAACGCTTATTTAATTGCCGGCTGCCGCCCTGTAAAGCTTTACAAAGGCTTCTGTGATAAGCGGCTTGCAATCTGCAATAGCCATAGCTCTGTAGTCGATCAGACCGTTCTTAAAGCTGCTTTCCCTGCTGCTTTCGATCACGATACCCATAGGCAGATTATAGCCCAGGAAATTAGCGTAATTTCCTAAGTAGGCTACGTCGTCGTCGATGTTATCATCAATAACAACGTCAAAGCCCAGAATCTTTCCTACGCTTTCATTCTTAGGATCCGCAATAAAAATAGGTCTGTTGTTGCCGTCTTCCATGCCGTAGAAGACGTTATAAAGGGTCTTGTTATTCATAGCCCACTTAGCGCCCTGGCTGTAGCCCCTCTTAAGAAGTGCTACGGTAGCTACTACGTCTGCGTAAGTAAAGCTGCCGGCTGCTGCGATCTCTACTGCGTTCTGGGTTGCGCCGGTCTTTGTCCATGTAATAGCCGTTTCAATTCCTGTGCCCTGCCCGCTGCCGGTGCCGTTAATAAGGGCTGCGTTAATTGTACCCATTACGCAGTTAGTAAGCTCGTCTACAAGGTAGCTCTCAAAGGCGCTCACTGTCATTGTCTTAACCTTTGCAGATATTGAAAAGATTTTGATGATCTCATAGCCGCCAAAGGTAACGCTTGCGAGTGTTACTTTTTCGCTGTCCACCTTTGCGCCCTCTGTATGCCATGCAGCATTAGAAGACGGTGTACCTACCGGAATAGCAATATTTGTAGGCATATTAAACGCCCTGGACTCTGCAAGCAAGCCGCCCATAGTGCGAGCTTTCTTAACAACTTCGTTAAGGGTCTGCGTCGGAATAGCCGCCGCAACGTCTGTAGCTGCGCTAAAAACGTCCGATCTCTGCTCAACTACTGCGTTAAAAGCTGCCTGCTCATTGGCTGTAAGCTTTCTTCCCATAAGATTCTTATAGAAAGCGCTGCGGTATTCGGGCGTAGATACTACGTCTTCACCCTCAAAAGACTTTCTCTCTTCCCCTTTAAGGCTGCGCCCTGTTACCAGGTTAAGCCCTGCTGCCGGTGCTGCGCTTCTCAGCTCTGCGTTTTCTCTGGCTTCCTTAATGCCCCTAAGCTCAATGTTAAGGGCTTCAATGTCTACGTTAGGGTCGCTGTCGATCTGGGCGTTAATAGCCGCTGCCCTCTCTTCAAGTTCCTTAACTGTCTTGTTACGGTAAAAGTTGAAAGCTTCTGCTACTGTTTTAAATTTCATTGAAATTACCTCAATCTTTCTGGGCTTCGTCGCCCTGGTTTAAAGTTGCTTCCAGTTCCGCTATATGATCTGCTAAGCCTTTGCGCTCTTCTTCCGGTGCCGGTACTACAAAGGCTACTGTGACGTAATAATAGCGCCCTCTTGGGTTAGTCCGGTCTTGCGTGTTAAAGTGCTGTACTTTGTAGCCATGCGCTTTAGCAAATTCATATACTACGGCTACGTGGTCGTATTCGCTGCTCATGCTTTTACCTCGCTTTCATAATCTGGTTATACAATATTTTTGCCTGCTTCCTGGCTTCCAGGTTGCTAAGAGCTGCCGCCCTTGCGCTGCGTGCTTCAATACTTGTAGTAGGGTAAGCGGGGTAAGGTACGACGCTACACTCATATACTTTAGCTATCTGCCGTATAGTGCGTGTATTGGTCGTAGCGTCGTAACTGTCGCCGCCCTGCGGTACGGTAAAGGCAAAGCTCATGCCGCTAAGGTCGCCCCTTTTAACGGCTTCGTAAACCTCGTTAGCGCCTGCTGTATCTGGTAGCACCGCTTCAAAGGTTAGCCCTTTATCATCTACTGCAAGGCTCATAGTCTTAGGCGTTCTAGCAAGCGGCACTTTCCCTAAATCGTGATTATAAAGTAGTCTCACGTCGCTAAGGTCTGCGCCGTCTAGTGCGCCCCTGCTGATAATTTCCGTATAGCTGCCGCTGCCGTCATTTATCAAAGCGGGCGTATCATAAAGGATTGGTCGCCCTCTTAAAATATGGGCTTGTGCGCCGTCTGCCGCCGGCTCTGCTGCCCTTATTTCCGTAATGCGTATTTCTTTCATGGTCTTACCTCATTCTTTACTCTGGTACTGCGCCGCCTGTGCTGCGTCGATCATGTTAAGCGCCTGTAAGCGCTTGTCGCCGTCCGTTACGCTAGGAAGATTAAGGATTTCTAGCGCCTGGTTAATCGTAAGTAAGCCCATAGGCATTAGCTCTTTAATAAGCTGTACCTTTGTAGCGTTGCTAGTAAACTGTAAGCGCCCGCTTTCAAATAAAATGCTATTGCCGTAAGCCTGTTCTCTATCGTTAAAAAGCTTGGCTGTAAACTCTTGCGACAAAGCCGTAGCTATAGGCTCTAGCGTGCTTTCATAAAAGGCGCTGTACTGATCTTCAGTATAACTGCTGTTTACTATAGGCTCTGTAATGCCTAAGTAGTCGTAAATCTTGGTTTTTACCTCTTTAGCCTGGTCTGCGTTTAAAATAACAGGCTTGCTTTCAATGGGCGTATAGCTCATTTTCTGATCTGTCGCTACTACGCCTGCGCCGTTTTCCATGCTCAAATAATCGGCTACAAAGGCTTCTTTCTCTTCCTTAAGTTTGCTAGCGCTCATAATCTGCGTAAAGCTTAAAATACCTCTTACGCTAGCGCCTGCCTTAATGCCGTTTATAATGCCCTCGTTCTGGGTCTGGGCTAGCTCTAAACCTGGCATAATAGCGCTATTGTCTGCGCCTAGCACTTCATCTTCGTTAAAATAACGTCTAAGGTGTACCAGGTCGCCGTATGGTAGTATTGCTTCTCTGCCGTTCTTAAGGTAGAAGCTGCAATACAGGTTATTAGCTGCGTCGCAAAGTATGTTTACGCTACTAGCTGTAACAGGATAAATAGCCTTAAGGTTGCCTTTTGCGTCTCTATCCAGGTAAGCAAAAGCGTTATTATATAAGAATAAATGCGTTACAAGCTTATAAAGGAAGTCGTAAGCGCTCATATAAGGATTAGGGCGCACCTGCAAAAGCCGGTTAATTTTGCCGTCGCCGTCTGCCCTGTCGTGATCTGCATAGTTTATAACATGGCTGCCTTTAAGCTTTCCTGCGTTCCTGGCTATAGCGTCTACTGCTTCCCTGTAAACGTCGTTAGCGTAAGCGTCGCCGCCGTAGAAGCTTCTAAAGCCGGTAGGCTCTGTAATAAGCCTGTTAGTTGTTACCGTTACTTTACGATTAAAAATCTTGTCGAAAAGACCCATATACTTAACCTCTATAAGCTGCCGTCTAGCTTTGCATTTAGTCTTACTTCCGGTATAAAGCTACTAGGCACTGTTTTATATAGTTCCTCGTTTTCTATTGTCATTTCCTCTATAGCGTCTAAGGCTATAAAGCGGGTTGCGGGTCTGCCGCATACCGTCGTTTTAAGGCTCATAAAGCCTGGTAGCTGCATACTGTCCGTAGCTAATTCTGCGTGGCATATTCTGGGCTTATTACCTTTTATAACTATTTCATTGATAACAGGCGGCTTATAGTCCATACTTGCCCCCCTCTTTCTATTTTCATGTTTACTATGTATATTTACTCTATTTAATAATACTATGTTACATTGTAAACGTCAATTACTATGTAAACATTATAAACATAAAAATAAGGGCTTACCCAGTTTATTAGATAAGCCCTTTTTACTGCGTTTACAATGTTTACTTAGTACTATGCGCCATAGGGTAATACTTCTTCGTCGTCCCTGGTATGATCTGCCGGCTTAAAGCCGTAGTCTTGCTTAAAGCAGTTAAATAAGCTGTAATAGTCAAAGCCTACTTTGCCGCCTGTTCTGCCGTTCCTGTTCTTAAGTATAACGGCTTCGACGCTTCGCTCTTCGCTTGCTTTACAGGTTTTAACTAGCTTAGCGTTTTCTTTCTGGTCTGTAGCCGTATAGCCTGGTAACATTCCCTGCGGCTGCAATGCTATTAAAACGTCGCTGCCGTATTCTATAGCCCCGCTTTCTTTAAAGGCGCTCATGTTTACCTCGCTTGTATAATTGTCTCTGTTAAAGCTAGAAATAGCTATTACAGGCGTTTTATAATCTCTGCTAAGGCGCTTAAGCTCTAATACGGCTTTATCTGTGTTCTGCTTGTCGCTTGCTCTTATATCACTAGGCGCTAATATCTGCAAATAGTCTATCATAATTACAGGCGTTCTGCCGGTAAGCTCTTTATGCTCTGCTACCAGGCTTTTAACCTGTTCTACGCCTATGTCGCCTATACCCTCATAAATATACAGGTGATCTGCAAAGCCGCCGTATATGCTTATAGCAAGGTTAATAAGGTCTTTCTCTTCCTTGCTATAGTTCCGGTACCGGCTAGCCGTCGTTATTCCTCTAGCCGTCTTTGCGTTGTATTTTGCGCCTGCGCAATTCTGGTAGGTTAGCCGGCTAAGGCTCTTGCTTATAAGCTCACTCGCTGCCATTTCAAGGCTAAAGTA